AATATCAACCGCTCTGCGAAAACCTGCTAATCCATTTCCTACATTGTCTGGGTTTGGAATAATTTCTTCATCATTATTATCTGAAATTCCTGCTCCAAATTGTAGTTCTAATTTGTTGTCACTACGTAATCGGGTTACATATCGTTTAGATGTTTTACGCATTTTCAGCAAACTAGGTGCTGAGGAACGATATGCAACAAAATCTGGGTCATTTTCCAACAAATTAGGAACATCTTCAAATATAGTGTCTTGTGCTAAGTATGGAACTTGATACCATTGATCGCCATCTGATTCTTTAACAGAAATTATTTCAATAATGTTAGTATCAGGTAGAACTACTTTATCATAAGCTACTGGTGACCCGAATGTAAATGTAGTAGTTTTAATTTCCCCGGACACAGCTTTAACTGATTTACGTAAAAGATAATATGTTGGTTGTTTAGTAACATCATCACTTTCATAAATTGTTACATCGGTTGGATCAGCTGAAGAAGAAAATGCAAAATCCACTGAATCCAATGTGCGGAACATTGTGTTACCGGATTCTTGTTTTATTTGCATTCCTGGTTTAATAGAAAGTGCATAATTAAAATCTGGTGCCACCGCGGTGCCACTACCAATTGCAGGTACTAATTGATACACATCAAGCATTGCAAATGCTGGTACTGAATTATTCGGTACATACCCTAATGCACGTGCTAAATCAAACACGTTTCCTCGTTCGGTTGCTTGTTCTAACAATGATTCTTTTAGATTTGTATCGGCATAAAACGATAATACATCACCTACATATGCTGCCATTTCCATGAATAGCATACCTGGCGATGATTCATTAAAGTCGGTGTAAGAATTTGGAAAATACTGTTTGGTAAATTCAATTAAATTTTGTCGTAATTGACCAAAGTCTTTTCCTAAATATTTTACATCTTTTTTTGTTTCCATTATATACTCATACTACTGATAATGTATTATCATTGTTTGCAAATATTGTGATTGTTTTTTCCTCGAAATTCTGAACGCTGTATAGTATGCTAACTCGAATTTGATAAGGCAAATTAGGATCATCTTCAGCCGTAGTAATATCGATAGAATCAATTAAAATGTACGGTAACCAAAAATTTATTGACTCAACTAAAATGTCTTCAATTTCTGGTTTAAGCTCATATGTATTCGGTTGAAATATAATTTCTAATAATCTTGTACCATACGTCGGTTGCATGTAACGTTCACCAATTCTAGTTAATAACAGCGTCTTTAAATTTTCATGAACTTGTTGTTGTGGCGTATATACTGTACTAAATACACTGTCCAAGTTTGACAAGCTAACACCTAAGCCAGTGTCAGCAGATAAATCATTGGTTATATTTTCGTACACAAATGCCATTACATACCTTTTTTCTTGTTAATTGCTTTCATTAGTCCCGAATAATCGCGAGTCATCGCAGCTGCAACCGTTGGATCAACTTCATATACTTTACCAGTTTCCGGATCTTCCATTATTTTAGGAGCGGTAGGAGCTATACCCATTGACTCTTTCATGTTTTGTCGCATCATGCCAAAATTCACAGCATCTTTTGATGACATACGAATTTCGTCAATTCCTTCATTCATGATATCACGGAAACTATTCATTGCTAGTGGTTGTTGTTCTGATAATGGGTCTGTTTCATTTAATACCGATGCCCAACGATTTTCTTCAAACATTGGTTTCTTTTTTGCCGGCATGTTTTGCTGCCGTGATACATTATGGGTTTTTACAGGACGTTTCATTTCAGTAATCGTTGTCTGCAAACCTTCGCGAAGAATTTCAGTTAATTCTTCTTGAATAACTGATCGTACTTCTTCTCGTACTACCCGTTTTAGTGCTTGTATTAGTGTTTTACTATCCATATGAATACTTTTATATAAATATCAACTTATAAGAAATATGGTTAATTCCAAGAATTTGATTGACCCTTTGGACCAAACACATTTTGATTTTGTGTATTGATATAATAATCTCCAGGCTGACCAACGTTATCAGTAGGTATGTCTTGTCCGATAATTACTTTGCTAGGAGCTTCATTTAGGCTTGTTAGCACATCAAATCCATTATCAATTAATTCTTGTATTGTTTGTAATCGTTGTGTTAAATCATCATCAGAAACATTGATTGGTCGATAAAACTCGCTTGTTTGATCGTATTGTGTTTGGGTACCATCATTACGTCCCGAAACAGAGCCAGTAGATGGAGTGCCAATACCCGATGTTGTTTTGCATACATCTGCAATTTTTTGTTGAGCTCCGGTAATTGATGTACCAATTTGCTGAGAAAATGAATTCATCTGTGTTATGACGTTATTCAGAGTAGCAGTACATGCATCAACATTAGCAATTAAATCTGCAAACGACGAAATAGTTTGTGACACTGGCCCAGCTGGTACCGTTGGTGGTATTGCTAATTGAATAGTAGATGTTACCGTAGCAATTGTAGATATTGTACGGAAAGCTGCAGTTACCGGCGGCAATACATTCAATATTGCATTCAGATTATCAATAGAGTTTTGTAAGTCTGCTAATTTATTTTTTAGTGCTAAAACCTCAGCATCATCACATTTTGCAGTATTAGACATAGATAACACAAAGCTATCCATCTGCAGTATTAAATTTAATATAAGTTGTTGCTGTTTAAACAGTATGTTTAATACCTGCTTTAATATAATAGAAGGAATTTTTGAAACTTTGTTAAATGGAAATACCGTTGCCATTATTATCCTTTAAATGTATCTTGTAGTATTGAACGATTTTTCAATTCGCCTAACTGAGATGATATATTAGCAATTAATGTAGGATCTGCTATAACTGGTGCACCATTACTGTCTGTTAGACCTCCATTAAATATCTGCAGTATAACATTGAATATAGTTTCAACTGCCGTGCTATGCAACGCCGGCTCTTTGGATTTCTTAACACCAATGGATAAGATTGGCGCATTCAATTCAATGGCTTTCTTTGAATCCAAAACTACAACATCTGATTTTGATTTTAACACAATTCGATCCGCAGTACCAATTAGTTGTGAATTTGAATAACCTGATTCTGAAGCAGATTGTCGTATTGTATTATTTAATTTGAATGCTGTTAATTTTTGTGTGCTAGTTAAATATAAAGAAGCAGCATCTTGTTGTATGTCTTCTACAACAAACTGTTTGTTTGGTAAATTTTTACGTCCATTGGCCAATATTATAATAGGATCTGGTTGATTGCTTGTAGAATCACCTGACCATGGAACGCGTTTAGAATAAATTCCACCTGTTTTTACAGTATTACTAAAACGCATACTGTTACCATATCGCCCTTCTATGAGTAAATCGCCCTCATATGGCTGTAATGGAGATACCGTTTTAAATTCAAATGTTTTACCTGGTTTAGCCGTATCAATTTCAGTTTGTGTAATTTCACTGTTAGATAACCCAGGCAATACATTTGCATGTATAGTAGATTGTATGTTTAATGTGGTTAAATAGTACCAAGCATCACGTTTTTTAACTGGAGTTGATGCTTGATTAAATGTTTTATAGATTAAAACAATTTCGCCAACTAACGGTATTTGTTTGATGTTAGCATTTGCCGGACGCACTATGAATGGTTTATCATTGAAATAGGATGCACATGATCTTACACGAATCGCAAACAAATCATTCACATTGGTGTTTGATTGTTCCGGATCGATATAACGATATGTATCATCATATTCTAATACTTCTGCAATATCAAACAGAATTTCACTCATTTACATCCTTTGTCAATTTAGATTTTGCATCAGTAATTTTTTGTTGTAAAACAACTTCTTCATTAGAAATGTTTTCTAATTCGTCTTCAAGCTCAGATGTTAATGTGGCTTCTGCGACTTTAAGTAACTGCTGTTTTTCTTCATCACTCAAAAGACCATCAGCACCAGATATGGTTTGTTTGGTTGAGATATATCTTTGGACAATAGCAGTTAATTTAACCAAGTGGTCATCATTTTTAACTGCTACGTCCAGATATTCTTTAATCAGTGGAACTATGATAGTCGCATCTGATGCATTTTTAATTAAGGGTTGTAACTGTGCAATAAGCTGATTGATCTGACGATCTTTCTTTTTAGAGTTATGATAAACATCGGACATTAAGTCAGCAAAACTAGTTCCTTTGAATAGTTCATCATTCTTATCCATAACATAAATCCTTTAATATAAATATCAAAAAGGCAGATTTATGAAGTTATCTCGTTCGTATTCTAAAAATGATTCATCATATATTTGTTTCAATACTTTTACAACCCGGGTAACTGCATTTGTTTGTGAAGGATCCAAGTTAGTTCGTTCTCGAATTAAAATATACAATCGTTTTTTGTTGAAGTCTTCAATGTTTTCTCGATTCTCAAAAATATGAAGAATTGAATCTGCAACATGAATATCTAAAGAGTTAGTAAAAATGTAATTCAAATTATTATAGCAATGCTCAATATATGCATCCATGAAGTATTCCAATGTTTCCCGCATTTCATCGTTATGCATTTCCGTGACAACATTGCGTTGTTCATCAATATTCAATTCCAAAGTGTCACCTTTTAATTTAGCATAAGCTTTTTGATTTTCACCAATCAGATAGTTAAATGATGTTCTGGTATAATATGAATATGCTCGACCAGCTTCTGGATTAAATTTATTCAATCGTTCTGTCAGATATGTAACGAGATCGGTTTGTAAATCGACAAATGTAGAATCAATATAAGTAGGCTTAACTGTGTTGATTAAGTTTTCAGCCATTTTCATGAATGCTGGATAAATGAATCTACGATATATTTTTTCTCGCAGAATCATATTATCAGTTTTATTGTATCCTAGTATTGCTAACTCGGTAATACGAGTAAAATACACATTACTTTTCTTCTTGCGCTTCGCCATCGAATGTTTCTTTAAGTTCGTTGATTACCTCAGTTAATAATTGAAATGTAGTGCCAGCTTCATCATCTTTTTCAAATGCACCTAGGCGATCAATTCTTTGCATTACTTCATGTGCTTCCATGATTTTGCTGTACATGTAACGATTAGTTACCTCTAGGTCTTCTTCATATTTTTGAAGATCTTCAATATATTCTTGAGCGTCAGCTAATGTTCCTGCTAGATACCAAATACGATATCCGGCATAGCCTATAATACCAAACAGTATTACGACTAATATTATCATCCAAATCATAATTAATCCTGATTAAATGCACTAAAAATATCCGTTAAAGTTTTTTCAACTTCTGGGTTATTTTCTGCTAAGTTTTTAAGTCCGTTACTTTTTGTGATTTTGCTTTTTTCTGCTACCGGTTTAGGGGTAACAGCATCACGGTTTCTCCATCGCTCAAATTCAATCTGAGCTGCCATATGGTCTGCATGGTGCAATAAGATAGGAAGATTTGTTTTTAATTTTGCTTGAGCACTACGAGCAACAAAGTATGGTTTATTTGCATCATCATACATTCCATCATGAATCTTAATTGCTTGATATTCTGTCCAAGATAATTTAACACCATATTCTTGTAGCAACCAAATTGAAAGATCCGGCACCATCGTGAATGGAATGTTTTCATTATGCTTGTACATCTTGTTTTGATTCTTGCGATGCCAATCTGAGGTTTCTACCTGATACACTTCATTACCATCTCCTGGAAATCCTACTTTACCTAAATCATGATGCATTGCTGCAAATATCATTTCTTCTTCGGTATAACCTGACATATCAGCACCCATAGATTTCCATGTAATCCATAATGCTTTAGTACAATCAATAACACGAAGTATATGATCTACATAACCTCCAGCAAATGCATTATGAAAATGTGCTATAGATGATGCTGGCATCATAACCATACGATCTTCGAGATCATCATACATTTTATTTAATTCGGCTTTTCGTGTAGGAAATGTAGTATTAACAATTGCACGATATTGTTCCCAATTCGTTTTTATTTTTTCTGCTTCTAACATAGTTTATTAAATAATAGTGAATTACTTGCGTATTTCCAAGACTTGACCATTAACTAATTTTGAAGTGCATTGCCAACATGTAACTGCTGTTGCATTTTCATCAACCCGTTCTGATACGGTATCGCAATATTTACATTGCATTTTCTTAAAACCTTTTGGCGGCTTATTTCCTTTTTTTGTTTGCACGATCGTTTCGTATTTTATTCCAGTAAGACAATATTTGTGGTGTAGATGGTGGTTCTTTAACGGTTGGGTGTGATATAATTTCAGGTTCTAATTTTGTTTCTTTAATAACTGTTTGTGGCTCTGCAGATATAACGGTAACTTCGGATACATCATTAGTTTTTCTAATTAACGCTTTATTAGCAGAAATAAGCAATACAATAGCCAATGGATCAAAAACTATAATTAAAAGTATAATCAGCCAATTAACAACAGCATCCATTGTGTTGCCTGTTATTTTAGCAATGTATTTCAACGGTCCAATTTCTGCGGCTATTTGTGAATTTGTTTGCAAATCCATAATTTCAAAATCTATCGCAGTGACCGAATCGCTTAATGCAGTTTGTTTCAACGTTAATTGATCTATACGTGCATTAGCTGAACTTAATTGTGATTCATAAGCACGTCGATTCTCAGAACTAGTTCGAACAACTTGGTTACCATTTCGATCGGTATACTGAATTACGTTGTTTGATAGTGCCGATGTCAATGATGTTATATTTTTATTAACCGCAGATTTTTCAGTGTTAATCTGTGTTAATTGCGTTTCAAATCTAGATTTTTTAGTTTCTAGATTATCAATCACTGTTTCTAAGTTATTAAATTTATAAGCAGTATCTTGATATGCAGAAACTAAGAATCCATAAATTCCTAATGATGTGATACACATTAAAATAAACACTGCAGATATTAAGTAACTTTTAATTGCTAAACTAATAGCATTCCAATATCGATGAAGATATGAAGCTGCTATTAGTTTTGAAGCTTCTAAAGATCCAGCTAATATAACAATAGCTAATGATTGTGATGAAAATAGTTTGCTTAATCCAAATACGCTATAATATGCTGCGGATCCGGCTAATGTAAACGCTGCTAGCAAAACAATATACGGAAATACATGTTTCATTGATTATTCTCGGTCAATATAATATCGAGCTGATTCTAATTTTTTTAATGCAGCCGCTAAATTGGTAAGGGCAGATGCTTTATCTGTTTTTCCTTCATTTAGTGATCTACCAATCATCTGGATAATGTTGATTGCATCATCGATGTCATCTGTAATTTTGTTTTTGAATTTGTAATGTGCCATAACTTCCTTTGTTTTTATTTAATAATAAATATCAATCTACCAAAAACAGCTCCGGAGTTTTGCAGCATTCAACACCTACCCGGATAAGGGCTTGCTCTTTAGCCTTTGCCTCCACCATGATATCTAAATCCGGTACATTGTAAGTGCATGGAGTAGCTAGAATATAGTCAGCATGAGCCTGTTCTTTGATCTTGGTAAACTCTTTGTATTGGGCCTGAAAGGTAGGCCATTTAGGCAAGTCCTCCATAGCAATACCATGATGCTCAAACATACGCTCAATCTGAGTTTGGGCTTCGCGTCTGCGAGATTCTGAATAGTGAGTACATTGAGTAACACCGTGACGTTGCCAAGTTTCACGTGCCATGAAGAATGCTTCTTGTTCAGACAAATCACCGGTATTGAAAGTATGATGCCAATAGTCAAACGTGATAGGAATATCGATATTACGGTGTACGCGCTCGTATAAATCGCGAACAGAATACATTGAAGCCTTATCGTCGTTTTCTATGACAAGACGAGACTTAAGATTATCAGACAGCCGATCCCAGTTATGCAACCAACGTTGCACCGTAGAATGCTTGTCACCATAAGTGGCACCGATATGAATATTGATCTTGTTTTCAAAACTAGGAGCAAAGCCCATAAGGTCAAACATTTCGGAGTGACGCTCGAGACCAATAATAGAATTTTCTACAACCACCGAATCCGGACTACCTAAGATGTGGAAAGGACCAGGGTGCGTAGTGACACGATGGCCATGTGCTCGAGCATAATCACCAGCGGCACGTAAGTGCATTGCAATCTCGCTGATGCCTGGCAAATCTTCTAGACGATAGTGATTCCATCGAGGAAACAATTCTGAACCAATGCGGAAGAGTCGAATACCATTGGCCTCATTCCACTGCAGAATTTTGAGAAGATCTTTTGCGTTTGCTAAAGAAATATCTGATGCAAGTTGCATACCGCCTAAGCGGAATTTCTTGTCAATCATTGTGCGGCCGGTACGGATACCTTGCTCGCCTAAGTGCATATTGTTACATGCATAACCGTGTCTAATCATAGCATTTTTTTATAATATAAGAAAAATAATCCAAA